AGCGTTGCATCACTTGGGCCAACACAAGTATTTTATCTTGCTGACGATGGTTTCTTTATGTTCAACGGACAGAAAAGCATACCTATCGGCGCGGAGAAAGTAGATCAGTTTTTCTTTGACGATTTAGATTTTTCTAACTCAGACAGAATAAGCTGCACGATAGACCCAGAAAACCAGTGTGTTATGTGGGGTTATCCTTCGGTCAATGGTATTGGTAATCCAGATCGAATTATTGTGTACAACTACGCTGTCCAGAAGTGGTCAATCGCAGAGCTTGATCACGAATTATTATCGTCTTCGTTAACGCCAACATTCTCGCTTGAGGCTTTGGATAGCATAAGCAGCACATTAGAAGGTTTAACAACTTCACTAGACAGCCGATTTTACTCTGGTGGGTTTTTTCAACTTTCTGCTGGCAAAGACAAAAAGATACACACGATTACTGGTGCGCCTTTATCTGCTGTTTTGGAAACAACTGAGTTTGAACCAGCAAATATGCGGCAATCACTCATTCGCAGTGTAACGCCTTACGTCACAACCAAAGGTGCAACAGCGCCAACTGTAACATCACAGCTTGCGTCACGTTCAAGGCAAATCGACGGTTTTACTTATGGTACTGCTGTGACGCTAAACAATGACAACACTTGTCCAATCAGGGGCAGTGGTCGGTATCACCGCATACGTGTGAGTGTAAACGGCGATTGGCGATATGCGTTAGGAGTAGACATAGACGCAAGCGCAATGGGTCGCAGATGACAGACTTTAACTATGTTAAACTGCCCGCTTCGGGCGCTGACCCAAGGCAGACGGCGCAAGTCGTTAACTTATTGGTGGACGGCAAGTTTAACGCCAGTGGTACTGTCACGCTTACGGCAAGCGCTGCATCTACGGCGATTACAGATTATCGCGCTGGGCAAGACAGCGTTATACTATTTACGCCGACAACGGCAAATGCTGCTGCTGAACAAGGCAACGGCACGATGTTCCTATCTGCAAGAGCAAAGCAGGGTTTTACGATAACCCACGCTAACAACTCGCAGACGGACAGAACTTTTCTTTACATTGTTATCGGATGAAATTCACAGCTATTCACCCAAAATTGCTACCTGAAGTATGGGCGCACGTTTCTCCTATTCTTAATAAGGCAGTCAGTCTTAACCCAGAAATCATAGACATTAATGATGTTTATGTTGGTGCTTTGGCTGGCGCTTATGTGATTTGGGTAGCTGTTGACGAAGAGTCAGGCGAATTTGTTGGTACGGTCACAACACGAATAATTACTTACCCTCAAGCAAACGCATTAGCGATGGATTTCTTGGGCGGTACTCGCATGAAGGAATGGCTTCATTTGGCGCAAGACGCTGTTGAGGAACACGCAAAGCGCAATGGATGCACACAACTAGAAGCTTACGGCAGACGAGCGTGGTCAAGGTATCTTGAACCGTTGGGCTGGGGTCAGGCTTACATAACTTATAAGAAGGAACTTTAGGATGAGCAAAGGCAGTAATTCTACGGTCACAAATGTTCAACAATTACCGCCAGCGGTACAGCTTGCGTTAAACACTGCTTATTCAGATTTTAATCCGTTTGATAAAGCATTTGACGCTGTTGGTGCGTTTAATCCTAAGGCTGCGAAAGTAGGTACTGCTGGCCTTTCTACTGGTGAGAAGAACGCAATAGCAGCGGCAAATAATCTACTTAAAACGCAGCCAGCTTTCTTAGATGCAGCACAGCAAAACCTTGGTGGATTGATGGGTGGTGCAATAGACACTTCTGCTTTAGCAAATCAACTTGGTTTAACAGCAGATACAGACAATCTAGCCGGTTTACTTGATGCAAGCACAGATACCGCTGGTATTCTCACCGCCGCACAAAACGCAACAGACGCAAGCAATATTATTGATGCTGGTAATCGAGGTGTAGACACTACTGGATTACAAAATATTGCTGGGCAACAAAACGCTGCAACGGACTTACTAACAGGTTTAGCTGGCGGTGGCACAAATCCACTTTTACAGCAGCAGATTGATGATGCAATCGGCGGTGCAGTAGACAATGTTAGCTCTCAATATGCTCTTGGTGGACGATTAGGTTCTGACAGTTTTGCTGACTCATTAGGCGCTGGTATTACCAGCGCTGCTGCACCGATACTTTCCCAAAACCTACAACAAGACAGAGCTAATCAGCTTGCGGCTGCACAGGCGTTAGGTCAGGTTTCAGGTCAGGATATTGGCAGACAACTTACTGGCGCAGAGATAGGCGTTAATCAGCAACAGGCAGATATTAACAGAGCTTTACAAGCAGCGCAAAGTGCGGCTGGCATACAGCAAAGTGATCTTGGTCGTGCCTTACAAGGTGCGACTACTGCTGCACAATTTGGACAGCAAGACGTAGGCCAGCAAGCTAACATTGCACAATCATTACTCGGCGCACAGCAAGCAGATTTAGGTAGGGATGCAACACTAGCTAACCAGCTAACGGCTGCGAGTGAAGCAGATGCAAGGGCTAGACTTGCTGCAATAGGTGCGGCTCCTGGCTTACTTGGTGCAGATCAGGCGCTTATTAGTCAGGCGGCACAGCTTGGCGGTCTATCGCGTGGCGTTAGTCAGGCTGGTTTGGATGCAACGGCTGCACAAGCTAATCAGCAAAACGTACTCGATCAAAACCGTATTAACGCATTACTCAGCGCTGCTGGCATGGGTGGCGGTTTGTTTGGACAAACTACTACGCAAACTGGTGGTGGGCCAAGCTCACTAAATCAAGGATTAGGCGGTGCATTAGCTGGCGCTGGTTTAGCTCAAACGATAGGCTCTGCTGCGTTTACCCCTGCAATGGGTGCGTTAGGTGGTGGCGGTTTAGGCTTGCTGGGCTTCTTATCTGATCGACGCTTGAAGAAAGACATTAAGCAAATCGGCACACACGCAAATGGCTTGGCAATGTATAGCTGGCAATGGAATGACGAGGCGCAAAGTCGTGGGTTTGATATTTACCCAACAGAAGGATTTATGGCGCAAGAGGCTAGAGAAGTTTATCCGCAACACGTTCATGTTCATCCATCTGGTTACTTGATGCTTGATTATGCGTCACTGAGCAACGAAGCAATGGGGGCTGCGTAATGAGCATATTTGATCCTATCAATCGAACATTCGGTGGATTTAATCAAAAGGTTGCCGGGTTAGGTTTACCGGGTGGTTTAGGCTTGCTGCAAGCTGGTACTGACATGCTGGGTGGCAAACAAATCGGTGATGCTGTTCGTGGTGGCTTACAGACATTTCAAAGCGTTTCTCAGTTAGACGAAGAACGTAAGCGTAAAGCGCTAGTGCAAAAGTTAGTCTCTGAGGGTGGCTTTACACAGCAAGAGCAAGCGCTGATTTTAGCTAGTCAAAACCCTGCATCTGTTGCTGCACAGATACGAACACAAAAGCAAGCGGCTGCATTAGCTGGCTCTAAACCTATGTCAAACCTTGGGCAGTTAGGGAGAGACTTACAAAAAGGACTTATAAGCCAAGAGGATTATGACAAAGCGGTAGCTAAATTAACCAATGTTACAACTGGTGGTGCTGAGTCTCCACTCGGAAAGCTTTTCTCAGACTATTCTAAAGGCAGAATAACCAAAGAACAATATGATGCTGCTGTGGAAAAAGCTACTTATATTACCCCAGAAAAAGAGACTGGCCCTGCGTCTGCACTTGGAAAGTTAGCAAAAGATTACAAAGATGGAGTGATTACTAAGGAGCAATATAACGCTGGTGTTAAAAAGTCTACCTATATTACTCCAGAAAAAGATTCTTCGGCTGCTTCAACTGTTGGTAAAATTGAACAAGATTTTAAAGACGGTATTATAGATGAGACTACTAGAAATCAGGCTATTAAAAAGGCTATTTCCACCTCTGATAGTAAAAGTTTTAGTGTAAGAACTGCAAACGGAGATACTATTACTTACGGTGGTTCTGGAGGTTCGCAAAAGCTAACTGAGCAACAAGGTAAAGACCTTGGGTTTGCCACACGGCTTCCAAATGAGCTTATGGACGAGCTTGATAAGTATGACGTTGAGCTTACTAATTATGGAGATATTTTACTGGACAATGATCCAACTGGTTTCTTGCGTGGCCCTTTACAAGACCCCAATTATCAGATGGCAAGAACTCTTGCACAAGAGTTTGTAACTCCACTTATTCGTAAAGATACTGGCGCTGCAATTCAAGCTTGGGAAACTTCTTTATATGACGCTATGTACTTCCCGAAACCCGGCGACAGTCAACAAGTTATTGAAAGAAAAAGACAGGCAAGACGCATAGCCGTTGAAGGCTTACGCAGTGGATTACCTCCATTATTGCGTATTCAGGTTGATCCAGAGTTTGCTGAAGAGTTTAAAGCTCTTCAAAACGAGGTTCTTCCAAAAGGTTCAGAGCTTCTAAAAATTGATAAAAATTGGGCAAAGGCAACCCAAACAAAACCTATTTCAAATGAAGCAACCTCACAGCAAAATCAAAGCAATTTCGCCGAATTATTAAATAACGCGACCACTACTGAACAATTAAACAGTCTTGCTAAAATGCGTGGCCTGACAGACGCAGATCGTGACGCAATTATGAAAAAGCTAGAGGAGTTATTTTAATGGCAACTCAGGCAGAGCTAGAAGCTGCTTTAAAAGCTGCAAGTGAGCGTGAAGCTGCAAGAAAATTGTATAATCAACTATACGCACAACAGAATATGCTTCCTAGCCCGGATAATGAAAAGCTTCCTAATCCTGTTGAGAAAAACCAGTTTGGTGACACGGCTGCTGAGTTTTCTGAACCAGCAAGAGAAGCGATGAAAGCTTACGCTCGGCGCATGGTGGCAGAGGGTAGAAGTCCACTTGAGCGAGCAAAAGACGCTGGCATGACAGGCTTGGCTGCTTTGGGTGCAGCTTATGGTGGTGGTGCTGGATTGCTTGGTGACATTGTTGGTGGCAATAGAACGCAAGAGAGAAAAGCTGCTCGTGATTTTATGCTTCTAGGAGAGGTGGCTGTACCAGAGCTTGCTGGTGTTCCTTCTGCTGTTAGTAGGGCTGTCAGGCAACCGGGCGTTCTAAACACAAAAGTTGGGGCTTTTACGAATGTTCGCGGTGGAGCAATTCCGATCAGCGAAAAGCAAGCTGCTGCACAAGCTGCAAAAGATATAGGTGTAACGCCTACACTTGGTATGCAGGGGCGTGGCGCTGGAATTATTGAGGCTGCGGCTGCAAATGTTCCTTTTTCTGCTGGCAATGTTGTTCGTGCAAATGAGCGCGTTGTAGATCAAATGAGCGATGTGTTCGAGTCTGCGGTGGATAAGATTGGAGTTCCTACAAGTTCTACTGGTGCTGGTGAGGCGGCACAGAGAGGAGCAAAAGCTTTTGTTAATACTTTTCAGGACAAATCTACAAAGCTTTATGATTTAGTTGATAAGAAAATTGGCTTTAACACAAAGGTTCAAGCTCCAAATGCTTTGGCTACGGTTAAAGAACTCACTAAATATGCGAATGAGTATCCTGAAATTGCATCTTTTTTAAATAGGCCAAAATTTAAATCATTATTGGCAAGCTTAGAAAAAGAAACAAAGTTATTAAATGAAAAAGGCAAGCCATTTCAAATACTCAACGAAGTACCATACGAGTTACTTGCTGATTTAAGATCAAGCGTTGGCAAAAGTGTTTCCAAAATAAAAGGACCGCTTGCGGATTTAAGCGAAGCAGACTTAAAACGACTTTATGGCGCTCTTAGCGATGATATGCGTTTGGCTGCTGAAAAATCTGGCCCAGATGCAGTACAAGCCTTTAATAGAGCTAATAATTATTATAGCGCTGGTCAGTCTCGCATTGATAGCGCGTTGAAGAAAATTACTAAGGCAGACGTAACCCCTGAAAAAGCATATTCTGACATTGTTGCGCTAGTGACTGCTGACAGTCCAAGAGGTAGCGCAAAGAAACTTCTTGAGCTTAAAAAAAGCTTACCAAAAGATGAGTGGTCAACTGTATCGGCAACAATATTCCGCAAGCTAGGTGAGGCACGACCATCGCAAGCTGGCGCTCCTGATGCTAGTGATTTTGCTGAATTTAATCCGTCAACATTCTTAACAAATTACAATAAGATGGATAATTCAGCTAAAACTGTTTTGCTTAGTGGTAATATACCTAAGTCTGCTGGTTCTGAATTAGATAGATTAGCGCGTGTTGTTGATCGGTATAAGAAACGACCAGTATCAACTGGTAGCTCACCAGCTAATGCAGTTTTAGCATTTTTTGCAGGATCGTTTGCTGATTTTGGCGCAGCAGCGACTATTGCCGCTTCAACATTTGCAGGAACAAAATTACTTACTAGCACTGGTGCTTTGAAAGCAATCAATGCTGCGACTGCTGGCGATTTTACTAAATTAAGACGACTTGCCCAAGATGGAAGCGCAATAGGCTCAGAGGCCGCAACCTTGTTGCGCTTGGTTGGCGCAGATCAAGCTAAAGAAGAGGAAACAAACTAATGGCAAAGACTAAGATAAGCGAATACGACGCAACGGCTGCTAATAATACGGACATTGACAGCATAAACATCGCTGAAGGTATGAGTCCATCAAATGTCAATAATGCGCTTAGGGAGCAAATGAGCCACCTAAAGGAAGGTTTAGGCTCTGGCACACCAGTATTTCTTGATCAGACGAATGATCGCGTGGGCGTAGGCACAGATTCGCCAGGTTCTATTATTTCAACAAAGGAAACTAATAGTGTTACGTCTATTAATGTAAACGATGGCCCTGCATTTAGCCGTATAAATAGTTCTGGCAATGGTCAAATGAATTTTCTTTCACTCAACGTAACTGGAAACGGGGGATCACAAAATGCGTGGGGTGGTATGGGTTTGGTGCAGCCCACAGCCTCATCAAACAATGCTGATTTGTTTTTCTTCACTCGTGGCTCATCTATCGCAGAACGTATGCGTATCAATAGCGATGGTAATGTTGGGATTGGGACTTCACCTTCTACCGTCCTTCACATTAACGATGCCAGTGACCCTATTGTAAGATTACAGCGTGGCGGTGCAGCATATAGCCAATTCCAATCTGATAGCGCAGGTTCACTTTATATTTCCGCTGATGCAGGTAACTCAGGTGCGTCAAGTCGTATTCAATTTTCTGTTGATAACTCAGAAGTCATGCGTATCGACAGCAGCGGTAAGGTTGGTATTGGGACGAGTTCGCCAGCTAGAGCATTGCATGTAAGTACTGGCCAAGATTATGTTGCTAAGTTCAGCAGTACTGATGCTAGTGCTGCTATACTAATAGAAGATGGTAACTCTACTGCAAACTACAACCGTATTGGCGTTACTACTCACAATATGTTCTTTGTCACCAACAACTCAGAAGCCATGCGCATCGACAGCAGCGGTAACTTGCTTGTGGGGACTACTTCTTTGGGCAACGCTGATGCTGGTGTGGAAGCTAGGGCGAATGGCACACTTACTACTACAGCAGATTCACAGACGGCTTTGTTTGTAAAACGTATTGGCTCTGGCTCAAATGATGACGGTGAACTTGTACGTCTGCAAAATGCGGATGGTACTGTGGGTAGTATCGGTAGTATATCTAGTGACCTTTACATTGCTGAAGGAAATTCGGGTCTACGTTTTGATGGTGAAAACAATCAAATTTTACCTTCTTCAACAACGGCCTCAACAAATGGAACTTGTAATCTAGGAGCCGCTTCAGCACAATTTAAAGACCTTTTCCTCTCAGGCGGTGTAGTCTTTGATGCAGTCGCAGGGAATGCAACGAGCAATACACTTGACGATTATGAAGAGGGAACTTGGACACCTACTGCTGCTCAAGGTGCATCAGGTTTAAATCATGAGGCAGCTAATTGTATTTACACAAAGATTGGCAGACAGGTTACTCTTCAGTTTGAAATTACTAATTTAATTAGTCCAAACGGAAGTACCTTTAATTTAGGGGGGATACCTTTCAATGCAGTACAAGAAGGTTCAGGAAGTGTAATGTATAACAATGTAGACATTCCCGGGTCTAGATCCCAGATTGTTATATATAATAGTAGTAGTAGCTATTTAAGATTTTATGCTCTTGGCGATAATACAACTTGGCAACCCCTTATAGGAAATAACATGGGAACCTCTTTTAATATGATAGGACAAATTACATACCAAACAGCAACATAACACCCCAGTTGGATACTGGGCAGTCAGTCCACAGCCATAAAGGAGATAAACAATGGCATTAACAGAAACATTTGAATACGATTGTGAAGTACGAGGTGAACACAAAAATGTTCAAGTCAGAAAATCAACGATCATAAAGAAAGACGGTGCAGAGATTAGTCGTACTTATCACAGGCATGTATTGTCTTGTCGCACTAAAGACGGTGACACTTGGGGCGATACAGACATCAGTGGTGAGGACGCAGCAATACAAGCAGTATGCAATGCAGTTTGGACAGACGATGTAAAGTCGGCTTTTGAAACTTGGGCAGATGCACAAGAAACACCTTAAGGATAAACATAATGGCAATTACATACACTTGGACAATACCAACAACAGAGCGCAACTTATCAGACGGTGGTGTTACAGTAGCACACTGGCGTTGCAGTGCAGCAGACGGTGACTATAGCGCATCATCATATGGCACTTGTGGTTTTACACCTGACGCATCTGCTGGTGGGTTTATCTCATACGACAGCCTAACCGAAGCTAACGTGCTTGGTTGGGTGCAAGGATCGGTATCCAAAGACGATACTGAAGCTGCTCTTGCTGCTCAGATTGAAGCAGACAAGACACCCACCACTGGCGCAGGAGTGCCGTGGTAATTTAACTTAAACAGGAGCAATACGATGGCAGATAAACAAGCAAAAGCTATCATGATTAACGACAAAGAATACACCGAAGATCAACTTAACGATCAGCAAAAAGTAATCATAAATCACGTACAAGACTTGGAACGTAAAATACGATCTGCACAGTTTAGCCTAGATCAAATGACGGTTGGTCGTGAGGCTTTCGTGAAAATGCTTACTGGTTCGCTGGAAGAAGAGACAGCAAAGGCAAGCTAGAATGGATAAGAGAACCGTAGCCTCGGCGCATGAAAGGATCGACAACATGGAAAAGCAGTTAGTAGCATTGCAAACAACTGTTGATCTACAAATGCGTGATCTGTTCAACCGTGTAAAACGCTTGGAGTACATCTACATCGCCACATCCGGGTTTATCATTGTGCTGCTGCTACGGATGACGCTCGTAGGCTAACGTCATGTCAGATAAGTTACCTAAAGTTTCGATAGCCGTTGTCGGTATCGTCATAGCACAAATAGGAGGTTTCATCTGGTGGACAGCACAACAGGCAAGCACCATCGCAAACTTAGAAGAAACCGTAAACGTACTGACAGTAGAGAATAACGCTACTGACAAAACAAATCTCATTCGTGATGTAGAGCAAAACAGCGAAAATATAGATGAAATCATTGACTACATTGTAGAGCTTGAGGACGAGGGCGAACAGACGGCTTCTCAGGTGTACGAAGAGATAGAGCTTATCTGGGAAGACATGGGCGGTTTTACCGAACAATTCATGGAAATAATTAAACTCCAGGCGCGTATAGCAGTGCTTGAGAAAACGGTGGAGTTTAACCGTAACGATGGAATGTAGGTATGGACCCCATAACAATTCTCGCTGGCATAAAAACAGGGCTTGCCGCTGGTAAAACTGTAGCTGGTCTAAGTAAACAAATCGGACAATTCTTTGACGCAACGGACGCTGCTAAGAAAACTTTACAGAAAAAGGGTGTATCAAGCAAAAGCGCTAATGCTACTGCACTAGATCGTTGGGCTAAAGTAAGGCAAGCTGCTGAAGCTGAAGAAGAACTAAAAGAGTGGATTACGCAAACTTATGGCAGAAGCAAGTACTTAGAACTGCTGAAAATCCGCAGAGAAGTATTAGCAGAAAAACGTGAGGCTGAAGCACAAGCAAGGCGTGACGCTATCCAGCGGCAAGAGTTGGCTATTACCGTCGTTGGCATAACTGTTTTGCTGATTTTTACGTTCGTCGGCGCTACCGGGTATATGCACTACCTTGGCTGGATTGACGTAAAGGATTACTTCAGATGATTTACGTGCTTGTTTTTTTGCATTTCGTAAACGGTGATAATCTCAAGTATTATCAGATAAAAACTTTCTCAGATTACGAAGAGTGCCAGCTTGAAGCGAAAAAAGCCAAGGTGATGATTACTCACTCAAGTATGACTGTTCGCTGCCTTGAAATTGCTGGAAATTAAACACAACAAATTTGTTGTTTACGACGATAACGGCAAGGTCGTGATTATCACAAGTGACAGCAAAGTATTAAGAAAGGTAATCGAAAATGCCAAAAGCAAAGTACGACCTAAACGACAACGGAAAAATAGACCCAGATGAACGAGCAATCATGCTCGAAGACCGTCGTAGAATAATGATAGATCAAGATGCAAAACGCGATGCACAGCGAAGAATGGCTTGGTTTAGTTTAACTGGTATGCTGGTGTTTCCGTTTGGCGTGATTTTCACAGAATGGATGCAGCTACCGCAAGCCTCAGTAATGTTATCCAGTATGAGCAACATCTATTACGTATCTATCGCTGCGATTGTTGCCAGTTACTACGGATTTACAAACATGGGTAAAGGCCAATGATAGGACAGATTATATCAAGCGTTGGGAGTTTAGCTACATCATACATTGATGGAAAAACCGCAGTGCAAAAAGCAAATGCTGAAATTAAAATGAAGCAAGCTACTGGTGAAATTAACTGGGAGCAAGCTGCAATAGAAGCAAGTAATAACTCATGGAAAGACGAGTTGTGGACTGTAGTTTTTGTAATAATATTAGGCGCAAATTTTTTCCCAGCATTACAAGAGCCAATGAGACAAGGTTTTGAGAATTTGGAGCAATGCCCAGATTGGGTTGCTTGGGGAATGTATGCCTCAATAGCAGCAAGTTTCGGTATTCGTGGAATAAAAGGATTTAAGCGGTGAGTGAAGCAATGAAAGCCTTGCAAGCCAAGGTTGGCGCTGTAGCAGACGGTTCATTCGGCCCAAACACGGCTAAATCTATCGCTGCACATTACGACTTGTCTCGCAATCGCGCTGCACATTTGCTTGGGCAGGCGCACCATGAGTCCGGTGGTTTTAAGCGCACCAGAGAAGGACTGTTTTACAGTACACCAGAGCGACTTATGGCGGTGTG